TGCTATGATAATTGCAAGTGCTCAAGCAAATGAACAAATAAAAGAACAAAATAGCCTTAAGACTGAGCAAGCAAGAATTAATCGTGAAGCTGTTAAACTCAATAAAGATTTGGCCACACAATGGCAGAAACAGCAAAGTGACATGGTTAAGCAACTATCTGTCATTGAGAACGTCAAAAAACGCATTGGTGTTGGTGATCTTAGACGTTTAGAAAGTCAATATGAAACTGAAAAATCTTTATTGGCCGGTCAAACAGATGCACTTCTTAAGTTAGATGAAGAGTACCAGAAAAATAAATTAAAATTGAACGGTACTAGTCTGCAAAAGTACATGATCTCTCTTGAAGAAAGTGTTAGTGCTTTTGATGAGGTTGCCACAGCCAGTATAACCAATTTTACCAAAGGGTTTGGCAGGGCTGTAGGTGACGCTGTATTTGAGTCGGACAATCTTGGTGATGCCATGAAAGGTATATTCAAAGATGTTGGTAAAAATATGGTTGCATTCTTTGCTGAGTGGGCCGCTCAAGAGCTTATAATTTGGGGTTTGAAAAAAACATTAGGTAGTGCGACACAAATCGCCGCCGCCACTACTATGACAGCAAACGCAAGTGCCCAGGTACTTATGGCGGGTCTTAACGCATTTGCCTCTACTGCTGCAATACCGATCGTTGGACCGTTTGCAGCACCGGCCGCCGCCGCCGCCGCAGTCGCTTACACAACACCAATGGCTACTGCTTTGTCGGGTATAGCATTTGCGGGTGCATTAGATAAAGGTGGCACAATCCCACAGGATGCTATCGGTATCATGTCTGAATACCGTGATGAATTAGCAAACGGCGTATTGGTTCGTGGTGGTCAAGGTGGCACACAAGTTACAAGTAGTGATGAAACCGCTAGGTTAATGAAAGGTGGTAGAGGTGGTGACACTTATAACATCACAGCGAACGGTAATGTTACTGCAGACCAAATAACCAGGGCTATCATACGCAGGGCAAAGGGCAAAGGGTCTAAGGCGTTTGATGACGCTGTGTATGATGCAGGCGAACGAGGTCAGAGGAATAAGGGTAGACGTTATGCGAGAAATTGACATTAGTGATTTGCCGTGGGCTGAATTCAACGTTGAGAAAAAACGTAGTGAATTCTCACAAGAAACACTCGGTTTGAAAATGAAAAAACGTGATAAAGGTCATCAAAGATATGACGTTGAACTAGTCACTAGATCAATGGTTGATGAAGATGAAGGTGATGCTGTAGATGCAGTGTTAACCGATGCTCAAGATGCTTTAATGCGTTATCGTCACCCACGTAAATCATATAGTAAAGGTACTGTTCCTGCAGATGATATATTGACAAATAACACCTATACAGCAGGATTGCGTGATGTAGCGTTTAAATCTACAGGAGTGTGGCAGTTAAAATCTGGTGATTATATTAATTTTGCAAACCATGATAAAGCGTATCAAATTGTTGGTGACACACTATTGCAATCCGGTGTCCAATTGATTAGATTAACTCATAAATTAAAAATAGATGTACCTGTTAATACTCAGATTATAGCCAATGGCATGACATGGTTGTTTGTACCTATAGGTATGATTAAATTTGAGACAATTGCAAGTGAAGGGCAAGACATGCAAATAGTTCAAAACCTAGTAGAATATATATGAATAATGCACCTGTTCAAATCACAAACATATTAGAGTCTGAAAACTTTGAGTTTGCCAATCTAATTAGAATCAATTTGGGTGATGCTTATGATACTGACACTGATCTTATTCTTTATTATACAGACCATTATATTAATCTCAGCCTAAACGGGCAAGTGTATACTAGTGACAATCATTTAGTTGAATTAGATGGTATAAGTCGTAAGTCATCTACTGGTTCTGATCAAGTTGATATATCTTTTGGTGTCACCGATGAAACGATAATCGCTGCAATACGTTCGGAAAGATACGCTAATAAGGCTACGTCAATTACTCGTGTAATTGTAGTCGAAGGTGAAATATTTGAGGACTATGAAATACCTGTTCGTACTGCTTGGGGAATATCCCATAATATAACAGGTGATTTAGAAAATCGTGTCATCACACTTGTAATAGATACATCGTTAGGTGATTTGAATACTGATAATGGTTGGTACACTTTAAACTCAAGCCATGAAAGACGGTATTCTGGCGATAAGATAATGAAATGGTCATCTACTGTTTTCACAGAAGAACAGAAAAACAGATATACAGCCAATTTCACTGGCGCAATTAGTCAAGATGTTAAACCGCCGGCACTTCCTAAAATATACGGTTATAAAAATGTAACCTGTGTGCCTATTCTGCGATTACAACATCGTAAAACTCATAGTCTTTATCGTCATTATTTTACTACATGGATTTATGTGGTGGGTATTGGTGAAATGGATTTTGTTGATGTTAACAATATCAGAAGAGGTAACGAAGATGTTGATATGGAACAAATCACGGATGACAGCGATTTAGGTGGTTGGTCATTTAGATTAATGCAGCCTAGCGATAACCAAGTAGAAATTAATAATAATAATAAAACTATTTGGTGGCGTGCAAGAATGGATTCAGACGAATTAGATCGTTTGTCAGATATGTACGGAAAAGGGTTAACATTATTATTTGTTAAAAATAGAAACAGAGATAATTGGATACAAGGATCACCTGACCTAACTGTACCTGTTCGTGGTGCTAAATGTTTCGATCCACGTAGTCAGGTTGATGTTTTTACTCGTAATCCTATATTGCAATATGCTGATTTTTTACGCAGCACTGAATATGGTGCAGGTAATCGAAATATAGGCGTATCAGATGCAAATATAACCTCATTGGCCAATCATTTTGATAACTTACCAGGCTCATCTGGTAATCCAGGTATCAATTCTATATTAACAGATATACAGGTTGACACAGGTTTACCTATTGTAGATAACATGAATATCTGGATTGAGGGTGTTAGACTCTACACAAGCGATTATTATGGTGAGTTCATTGTAAGAGTTGAAACAGTGGGTACATCGGTGTGGTCGTTTGACGAGGACGATTTAGAGGGTGATCCCGACTATGACAGTGGTGAATTCACAGATAGATTTACGAGGCTCACATATACAATAAAACAATTAGTACCAGATGTAAGTGAAGATGCAGAACCAGGTGATCTAGTTGAGGTTGATGTGGAGGCTACTTTTCCACCGTTTGGCAGTACTATCTATGACGATTGGCTTGAAGAAGATGGTGGTATTGAAAATTTCGAGTCTACACAATTAGATAATGTCACTGAATTAGAGCAAGGGTTCTATTGGTCAATGGTTGATGCGCGTATATCTCGACAACCGCGATTAATTACACTACCGGTAGGACCAATCGGTTGGTTGTTTGAAGTGGGCGATATAATCACATACACGTCATCAATAAGTCTGCATAATAATACTTTATGGCGCATTGTCACTGTGAAAGAACAGGATGGCGGTGTAAGTGAATTAGAGTGTGTTGGGTATGATGATGATTTTTACTCACCTGATCCAAACGCTATACCTGCACCAGTTGCGTTTGCTCAACCACCTACCGCGAATAAGTTAGATGCAATAATTGGTTTTGAAATATTAAATAAGTTAGATCTTTATTATTTGAATTTTACAGCGTTGCCCAATTCAAATGTTTCTTACTACGCTGTTGAAATTGAGAATGATAATAACCCAGGTGTTTTTATATTTGATGAGCCTCAATTAACTGCACCACCAATGTTGTTACCTGATATTGAGGTTGGTAATTATACGGCTAATGTGACACCAGTAGGTATTGAAGATGAAGGTGTGACAACTAATTACAGTTTTGCTGTGGGTATAATTGAGACACCAGTGGGTGTACCTAACACATCTGCCACTGTACCAGGCCGAATAGTCGTAGAACCACCAACACCAGAGTTTGAAAGTCGTACATATGAATGGCGTTATAGAACCAATCTCGATGCAACTGTTTACTATGTTGGTGATGCGCGTATATTAAATCTTTCACCGATTGTAGAAAATGTAACCTATATAATTGAGTACAGACTTAAATTTACTGCAAACAATACACCACCTGGCACATGGCGTGAAATTCAAATAGATGGTGTAGAACAATTACTATACACATGGTTGGCCTATGCAGATGATAATGCGGGAAATGGTATATCACTCAGTGTCACTGGTAAAGATTTCTATGGTGTGGCCACAGGCAGAACGTCACCCACAGTGAGCATAACCGATCCTAGTGTTTACGTGTGGGTTGCTAATGCTCCTGCAGGTACAGGTACACCTGGTACACCTGCTGTCAATGGATCTTTGAGTTTAGCAAGTGTCACATTGCCTGCAAATCCTGATGGCACTATAAAGACATATGCATCTGCACAAACGACAATGGTTGTGACACTCGGTATTGTCGATGATAGCGGTGCATGGAACTTTACAGCTAGTGTCAACACAGGTCTAGCAGGTACTTTGGTTGGTCAAACATTTACTGTTACATCACTCACAGTCGATGCTTCATATGTTGACATTACCGCCAGTCGAACCAATTACGCAAGTATAACAAAAAGGTTTGCTGTATTAAGGTCCAAAGATGGCGCTAATGGCACAATGGGTGTTGACGGTCTAAGTGTATTCACGCTTTTAAATACTGCCAACACAACAATACTAGGTAACACCATTACTAAAACAAGCGGTGTTGACGGTTTCAATGCAGGCGCATATACAAAAGAATCATTTGTCACTTGTGTGGCGATA